CCAGAGGAGTCAGTGGAGACGATGGGCTGCTTGAGCTTCCCCGTTGCGTCGAGAGGGAGGGTGTCTGCGATATTGTCTGTGGTGTAGGTGTACGGCTCACTCTCCCCCATCTCTGCCAGCTGCTTGAGGTAGCCACTCATATAGATGCTGTCGCAATACACAGAATACCCCTCAAAATCAATGCTCGCATCATCCACGGGTCGGAAGTTGGAAAGGTCTCCAATCTGCATTCTGACGTTATTCGCAGTAAACTCCCATGTGTTCACATTGGAGAGGAAACGCTCATACGTCAGTGTTGAATATCTGGAGGATTGTCGCGTGGCATCTGTAAACGAGCCATAGCAAACAAACTCCATCGAAGAGGAGGGGTGTATGCTGTACCCACTGCGAAGCTGATAGTCAAATTCCCCGTTGATGTATGTCGTCCCACTTTCTTTGTCGGTATAGTCCCTAATTGCCGTAATTCGGAAATATACTGTATAGAATCCCGCAAACTTAAAGTTTCCCTTATTATCATCCGTGTTCTCCTTCGCATTTTCAGAAGGTTTCAACGAGTGGAAGATTCCCATACAAATGTCTCCGACTGCAATCTTTCCAATTTCCTTCTCTTCCAGCTTTAGGGTACACGTACCTGTCTTTGTGTTTACGGGATTGGCCCTTGCGGACTTGATAATACCACCGCCTGGTGCGCGCCATTGGTTTCCCACATTTACCGTGATGCGATTGTAGTCAAGATAGGGAACTTCAAGGGAACGGCGCAGAACAAGGGAATCCATCTCTCCCGTGCCGTCTGTTATTTTTGTGCCGCGCCCAGTCATACCCTCTATGAATGTCCCGTCATTGGAAATCACGGTGCTACCTTTGAATATGGCGTTACCTTCTGTCTCAACAGCCCCGAAAGACACTTTGTGGGTAGTACTGTCATCATGCACCTTTGATAGGTATGACTTTTCCAGCAAGGCCATGTTAACGCCACCACTGCCGCCAAGAACGCCCAAAGACTTGATGGTTTCTCCCTTTACAGAATCCACAATGTTTTTTATGTCCCCTTGCGTCGCCTCCAATGACAACACCAGTGACACCGTGACCTCTGCGAGAATATTGTCATCCATCTTTACGGTGTAGTCGCTCACGAAGACCTCTGCCTGTTTGCCGTTATACTCAATGGTGAGCTTTGAATTTTCATTCAATTTATCCGCGAACTCAGGATTTTCTTGCAGGAATATGCGCGAAAACTTTATTGAATAGTTGAACTTATCCTTGTTGTTCTCGCTCATGTGCTGTATGAGTGCCTCTTCCAGCCTTTTCTCCGCACTTGTGACAAGTTGTATCGGTGGGTTTATCCCCGTTATGACGAATTTGTCTCCTGCTTTAGGTTTGAACCCCATCGCCACGTTTGGCATCAAGATGCCGAGTGTTGATGTTTCCTTTTTCAGTGCAATCCAAAGCTCTTTTGTTCTTGAGTCCTGATTCAACTTGTCTGCATAGGCATCATTCGCATTGAGGATATAGTCATCGGCCTCCTTTGGTGCCCCAGAGTTAACGACGCGTTTCAGATTGCCCGCCTCGTCAACGCAGACGGGGTTATACATCTTAGATTTGTCTGCGCTCGGCTGCGCCATAATATCGAACGAGCATGCGGGACATCCTTGGCACTCAATCATCTCTATTTTCGCATTCTCTGATGCAAGCGCATTGGCAAACAAATCAAATCCATACTCCCCGCTAAACTTGTGCAGCTTTACATAAAAGTATGAGTGGATATAGTTTCCGCTTTCATCTTTCTCATCATTGTCTTTTGCGTCAAAGGCAACATCTGCGATTTCACCAAACAACTGCCCCAAACCATCAGACTGTATCACGTCGTTACGGATTCCCCTTATGGTGGGCTTAATATCTTCAAAAGACACGCTCGCTTGGTGTGGGTTGCCATCTTTGTACACGTTGTCGAACGTGTAATATAGCCCGCTTCCATCGGGCTTCTTGTATTTATTGTCCTCTGCCTTGTAAAACCTCTCTTTGCCAGCGGTCTCTCGATATATACTCGGCATAAGATACTGGCACGGCTGTATGTATTTACGCCCTGTAATGGATATTTTCGTGGCCTTCCCGTCATCCTGTATATCTGAAGGGCGAAATTTCCCGTTTTCCCACGTATAACCACATACTGCGGCAGGGGCTTTTGACAAATCATCGAAAGATATGCAACCCTCCTTGTACTCGAAGAAGTCATCTGACGAAACAAACCAAAGGATGCTATTCCCCTCATAGGTTATCTTCACAGTTCCCACAAGGGATGCCTTCGCCACAGCATAAGATGTGGAGTTGTCCTTCGGTGGCTCGCCATAGAACTCATAATCGACATGACAATGCAAGGTATATACACCTTCCTCAGAGCAAACATATTTGTCATTCAGCTCATTGATTGTTTCCTCTTTCCCGTTGTGGCTCATCGTGATGCCCGTGTCGAACCACACTTGTATATTGTTGTTGTTTACCTGCTCAAACTCGGTGGTGAGTTTCAGTTTAGAGAAGTCAAGTCTGAAATTCGCCTTGCATTCCAGCACAACATAAAAGTCCCACGAGCCAGGGTATCTTCCACCTCCCTCATCTGGTGCCCCTGCCATCTCTTCGTGGTAGTTCACGTCCTCTGTGCCAGAAAACAGCTTATCGTCTACTTTGCAGAAGGTGTATGTCTTACCAATGGGGTCGCCCCGAAGATACATCTTTTTAAGGTCTATTTCTACGTTGCTTTTTTCGGTATTCTCCACATTGAATGTGCAGAGGCCATACTCCCCCTCGTTTGGATAATAGTATGGTATATTGTCAGAAGACCCATATCCGGTTATAACATCAATTATCTTCTCGTTTGTATTCTCCTTCCCTATGGAAAGTAAGGCATCATTTCTTCCATAGCGGCAGACATACTTGCTTCCGTATTGTCCCTCACGGCTCAAGTCGTTCTCTACCTTCCCAACATGGCACGTCTTACCAACCCAGTAGAAATCCAACTCGTATGTGGTCTTTATGAGCTGAAGGACATTCGTTATATATTGGTCGTCGAACGACACCTCCTTGACCTCATCCGTCCCATACCCATCATCAATGACCACCTTATACCCGTCAAGCCCAGAGTAAGCCATTGAGTCGTTGATGCGTGCGACAAACTCGTGTATGTTTCCACCGAACGTAAATTTGGTAAGATTGCTCCTGTATTTGTCGCTGGCAAGAACATCCTCGTTGTCTGACACCGCATCAAAGAACAGCGTGTTGTCAAGTATCTCACGCCTTGACGTGAATGTGATTTCGTGTTTGTAAAGATGATTGGTGTTGTCCTTGCTTGAAGATGGTGTCGAGGTGACGTAATATCTTTCCCCACGGAACTCGACATACTCGTCGTGCTTCCATTCATCATCAAGTGGCTTGTCGTGGTAAAAGGTTGCCTCAATCGTCGGCGCTCCCCCCATTCGCTTCGCGCTATATGTGAATTTTGACACAGAGACATACTCCTTTGCTGACGGGAACAGAGTCTCTTTCCCATCCACGGTGTGCTTTATGTACAGCCTTTCTGATTTCATTCCTATTCAGTGTTGTTGTTGTCCAGATTAGCAATGGCGCTTTGCCCTTCTTGCTGCTTCTTCGTGTTCTCCACATCAAGCCTTACCTCTTCATCTGGTGCAGAGACGGTATTTTTCTCGATTCCCGTCTTTGTTGAAATAAGCCCGCTTCCTTTCAGCGTGCAAAGCATTTGATTCCATGCACTCTCATCAAGCGGTTGCCATGGTTTGAGTGTCGTGCTGACTTTCATCTGCTCAAAGTCTGTTGCCGCCGTGGGATTCTCGCCACTCGCCACGAGCTGTTTTGCCAAGCCCTCCTTAAACAATCGGGAGTGCTTGCTTACAAAGTTCTGCCACTCTATCACCTCATCGTAAGAGTTGATAATGTCCAGCGAGCGAGTCATTTGTATTGCCAAGCCGCTAATATCACCACTTGTTTTAACATCCTTCGGGAGTATGAACGTTGTGCCTGTTGCTATCTCTATTTGGTCAAGGATTGCTTGCATAAAGTCAATCATGTTTTGTGGAGATGGTGGCGCTTTGAACTCCGCCGAGCCTTTCCCGTCAATGCTTGTGTCATTGAGGATGATAGAACCCGCAATCTTCTTTGCAGTCTCGTTGAACTTCCCCTTGATGTACAGGATGCCCCACCCGTGCCGTTTCTGTATCACCGCAAAGAGGTTGAAGATAATCTCGAACAGCTCTATTAGGTCTTGACCACCTTCCCATGCGACATTACCACGCTTGATGGCGAGTGGGCTCTCCTTAAAGCCATGCTCCTCCTTGTAGAGCATCGTCCACCCCGTCATCTCCTCTTCGTTTTTCTCCTCTCCTACATCCACGATTTTGTCTGTGAAATGATAGTGGAAAGTATTGTCGTATGCGTCTATGTGTCTTGCACCATCCTCGGTCTGGTAGTACACGCAGTCCAGCAAAGGCTCACCGTTGTCATCCTTATGGGTTATCACCTGATAACCATCCTCGTAAGAGAAAAGTCGCGTCCTGACTTCATTCCTGTCATTTAGGTACACCAAGAGACCCACATCACCAAAACTCCTCTGTATTTTGATGGCACGATAGCCAATGCCGTCTTGATTGGTGCTCTCCCAATGCCACTTGAAATCCGCAAAGTTCTTTTTCAGCTTTTCAGAAGGATTGCTGTCATGCAGCGTGTGTTGCCGCTTGTTTCCTCCGAGGTATAGGGTTTGTGCTCGCATGATTCCCCTCTGCATAGGGATGCCAAATCGTTTAAAGTTGATTTCACGATAGCACTCGTCCTCTAATTTTACACAAATGCTTGGCAGGTTTGAGTCAAATATCACGCTGTGGCTGTTTGCATCAAGCTCCTTGGCGAAACGCTCCTGACTCACCACCTTCTGCCTAATTTCTGGCAATCTGGCTTCCCTCCTGTACGCAGTGCGGATTTCCGTGCCATCGCTTGTATCAGCAACAAGAGGTGAAGAGCAACCACGAAGAAAAGGCTTTTTCAGCAGCAACTTCTGCGGGTTTCTCAAAAAATCATCTATTATGGCCTGTCTATTTCTGCTCATTGTTATTCTCGTTGTCTTTTTGTTTCTCAGATGGGTCTATTAGTCCGAAGTGGGAACAGCATGCCGATTTCTTAGGCCAGTAAGTACATTCCCTCTTGGTATGTGGGCAAACGAGGTCGTGCTTGCTCGGCACTATGATTATGCGCCGTTGACGCTGGTCATCCTCCATGTCAAACTTATCGTTGAGCTTCACACGAATGTCAGACTTCATCTTTAAAGCGTCCTTCGCATCAATCTTCCCCTGCACGAACATATCGTCTATCTGGTTGAGCAGTTTCAACAGCTCTCCCTTATTCTCCTCTTTTGTCAGCTTGTTTTCATCAATAAATCCGATTCCAAACGGCTCAAGCAACTCTAACAGCTTTTTGATTCGAGGCGTGTTGTAGAAAGCCTCTGCATCGTTCTCTCTTCTCTTGAAATATGCGAGACGGTATGCGAGGGACTTGTTCTCCAGCGTGTCACACAAGATAACAAAAGCTATGTCCTGTTCAGATGCCTTCGGCCATTCAGACCTGACAGAGTTTAGAACTAATTTTATGTCAGAATTTTTCAACATAATCGTCGCATTATTTTCTCAATACCAAAGCGTGTCGTCGTAAATACTTTGCGCATTGGGATTCTTTAGCATGTTGTCACTCTCTTCATAAGCCGAGGAAAATCCCGCTTGAAGCTCAGAGCCATACTCTAAGTCCATACAGGGGTACATCCTCATGGCGCACGGGTCGAGCAAGTCCATTGAGCGTCCTTTTCCAAGATTCCTATTCATCTCCTTCTTGCTCTGAAGGCTTCGCTTTCCAGAAGGCAGCTTGTTGAACCGCACAACAGAGCACTCCTCGAGGAACTCATCCTGCACCGTGACTCTGTATTTTAAGTTCTGGTGGGTGTAAGTCGTGCTGGCCACATTATCTGCGAACGTGAGCTGACCGCGCTTAATCATATAGGCCAGCCGAAGATAGCACAGGTCTTTCAGTGACCTTGCCGACAATGCGTATATTCCCATAGGATGAGAGATGGATATATAGGGAATGGCATCGGGTATATAGTCGTTGAAATACCTTCCGGCTGTCGCATCATAAATGATGTGGCTCTCCGATACACCAATCCTCGATGCGAAAATCCGTGCCTTTTGCGCATTTAACGCAGGGGTGGTGTGCATGGCAATCTCTATGTGCGTTACATGGAACCCGTTCCATCCGAGCATAATCATGTTGTCAGAGCCATAGTCTGCAAGGTCAATCGTTATCCATTTGTCCCCATTGGTCATGGGGTCGTTCAAAAACACATCCTTTGCGGCCTGTCCTGGGATTGGCACGCTTTCCTCCTCCTCTGGGTCAACATTAAAGTTTCCCTCCATAAGGGCTTGCGCCATTTTTCCTCCTGCCGCGGCAACAGAACCGAGATAGCCAGAGTTGCCCTCAAGCATCTTCTTGTTGTCCCCGAGTTTGCCTTGATAGAAGACGAAGCTCTTAATCATGACCTTATAGTCGAACCCACCTCCGATGGCATTCAACTTCCTGTCAATGTCAATTCTACATTTCTCGTATACTTCCTTTTTTGTGTTTCCCCACACCACATCTTTCACCGACGGACCGTTGCAGTAGAAGAAACGAACGACACCATCTCTATCAGGACGGATGAACCCATCATACCCGATATACCAATCGAGGAAAATCCGCGTCCAATGGCTGCGCTTTGGGTTGAGTGTGGCAAAGAACTTCCCCGTGAAGGTCTTGCTCTGACCTCGATTTCGCGTCATCACATAAGAGAAACACTCCCATGACATCTCTGTAAGCTCATCGATGGCGATAAGGTCATATTCCCAACCTTTCGCACGCTCCCTCAATTTGTCCATGTTGGAATCGTCAAGGTAGGTGAGGTCAACGAAGGTTCCGTTGGGGAAGGACACGCGAGGAGAATCGCTCTCCTTGACCCTCACATAGTCAGCGCCGAAGATTTGTTTGAACTTCTCAACAAATCCACCTCCAGCCTTCTGGTTGCCAAGCGAACGGCGGGAAATCATGGCGCGGAAATTGGGGTCGGTCATTAAAGGCTCTGCCATCGCAAGCACAAGACCGAAGGAATTATGTGTTGTGATATAATCATCTGTTATATACAAATGCTTATCATCATCAACCAAAATACATTGACATTCAGCTCTTCTTACCTTTTTAATCGATATAATACGTGAATGGTCATTGCTACGAGCATATTTTCTTGTTTTGTTTCGCTCATCATTATATCTCGATTTGTGTTTCTCGCTTGTAAAAATAATATCGTCTGTACGTATCACTATGTCATAAGCAACACCTTTTGTATATTTCTCCTTGCGCCTGTCCACTCTGTAAGTACACATATAGCCAAGGCTACGACACAATTCTATAAAAGTTTCTTTAAGTTTTTCGCTTGTTGTACTAAAACGATAACTATTATCGTATGGTTCAACATTGCCGTCTGTATCAAACAGGCCAGCGAGCAGCTGCTTCCTTTGCTCTATGCTTGAAAGCAAGTATTCTTTTGGTATGAACTTGTTGTAAGAATAATCAAGCAGCCCTTCTTTTTGTAAATAGAGCCAATATTCTTTGTGATGAGGCGAGAAGAAACTTTTTGTATAGCACGAACGGTTTACATATACTCTTGTTGCCTCTGTGAGCGAGCGCACTTTTTCTATTATGTCGCTCTCGCTATTTGATATTTGGAAAGAGCATCCGCTCTTCCAATTAGTCAAACACCCGTCGCCAATCATAACGCCAAGCACATAAGGAGGTATTGGCAATTCTTTCTTGCCAAACTCAACAGCTTTATTGTTCGGGATAAAATATTTCTTTCCATTTGCGAGACCTTCGATTAAATCTTTTGTCTGCAAGGTCATAGTCCAGCCCCATTCTTTATCGTGCTCGCGATATTTATGCACCTGTTTTGGTGTACGGACAGTCCAAAGATGTTCAAGGCCGCACTCACATTTCCTTCCGTCTATCGTCGTAAGTTCATAGACATCCTGCTCTCCTTGAGGGAATATCGCAGTTACGGTTGCAACTCCATCAAAAGGAGTCATCACCTTAGAGCCGACCGTCATATCGCCCATAGTTCTCCACCCATCTGGTGTTAATACACAAGATGTCAGAGGCTGGAGTTTGCCTCCTCCGAGATTTCCGCCTCCGAAAACCACATCAACATTACTGCTTGCGAAGGATTGTTGGAATCCTGGCTGTGGCTCTATTTTAATGTCTTTATCCGTACTCACACTTGCAAAAATAGTAATGTAAAAGTACTTTACATATAAATAACACAGCTTTATTTGATATATAACAAATATGCTACGCAAAATATTTCAAATCAATATGTTAGTGTCGTAAATTTGTAGCGGTTTAAAATAAATGTCTATAAAATGAAGTTTACAAAAGAAGAGCTTTTAGAAAGACTGAAAGCTGAAATCACAGGCAAAGACCAAGAGATGGTAATGAGTGTGAGAACCTTCAATTCTAATGGAGAAAGACTCTATAAGCGATTGGAGAAGGCGAACAACGACGAAGAGCTGGAAACGGTGGTGACGGAGTATCTTCCTGACTTCATCGAAATCAACAAAAACATCCGAAAGGAAAAAGCTGATTTCGCAGTCGATTGGAAGAAAAATCATCCAGAACCCAAGCCAGACCCAAAAAAAGGCAATGGGGAGGGTCAGAGCCTTTCAGAAACGGAAAAGAAACTGCTCGAGCGTTTGGAGGCTTTGGAAAAAAAGGAATCGGAATATGAGACCGAGAGACTTATTTCCTCAAAGCGCAGTGAACTTCTCGCCAAGTTTAAGGAAAAGGGCATCAAGGATTCTAAGTGGGTAGATAAGTACATGAGCAAGCTGAACCTCACACAGGATTCTGACATTGAGCAGGAGGCGGACGATGCGGAGGAATTTTACAACCTTTCACGCTCACGTTCAAGCCACCTGACCCCTGGGAATGCAGGCGGAGGCAACAACGATGAAAAAGTTGACTTTAGCGATGTGGTTGCCCTCGTGAATCCAAAAGCTGGTGAATAGGCGAAATTATTTACAAATTTAGAAAAGAAAGACATGGCATCAGATGATTTCTATTTGAAAAGAGGATTGGGTGGCCACTTTGGGGGTCGCACCCTTATCCAGGCGTATGGCAAGATTGGAGGCAACCGCTCCGTATTTGTCAATCTCGTCGGCAGCGGCAAGAACGCCCTTGTCTATCCGACGTTTGGTGGTGTAGTTATCAATCCTCCAAAGGGGCGCGCAAAGATTTTCGCTGGCGACTTGATGGAGTACGACCCAGGCATCACTGACCCGACGACTGGTCCCTCAGTCAAAATTCTAAAAGTATTCGAGGTTGCAAAAGACGTGGCAGCAGACGGCAAGAGCGTCCTTATTGTTCGCAACGGCTATCGTCACATTCCGTTTATTGGTGATAACATTATGATTGCCCCATCCACTCTTGATGGAACAGGGACGGGTGTTACCGTGATCGGCGTCAATGCAACCACGGATAGCGGTGCAGACGTATGGGAGCTTACACTTAGTGCTGCTCTCGGTGCAGTTGCGAAGAAGGGCAGCGTGCTGGTTGAGGCGGCAAAGGTCGGAGAAGACTCCAAGGCAATGGTTACGAATCCTAACGCTTACGCCGACAAGGATAACGATTTCTTCTATGACCCGAACATTACACGCTCGGAGGATGGTGACGGTGCTCAGTATTCGTTCACTCCTGCTCTTGCCAACGAGGACACAATTCTTCGCCTTGACAAGATTAACACACTTCCTCCAGCAATTCTCGCGCTCAATAAGAGCAAGGTAAATGGATGGTTTAACCTTTAAATGCGAAGTTAAAGTAATAGGATATGGCACATCAATTTGATTTTAACAGTTCGAGATACGCCAAGTTGTTTTCTTCAAAAGACAACATAAACTTTTTGAGAACCTTTCTGAACACGAAAGACCTTCTTTATACGAATTACGGATGGTATCTCACCCAAGGCCGCCGGGCTTCCATGCCAACACCGACGGATTATGATGGTGCGGCAACGTTCAGCGTGAAGAGCCGCAAGTTGGAGGCGGCTCCTTTGATGCACCTTCGTGCGCCACTTGGTGATGCACCAGAGATGGAGAACAACGGGATTGAGATTTACACTGGCTCTATCCCCGACTTCATCGGCTACAAGTGGTCAGAGAATGCTCGTCAACGCGAGTACAAAGAACAACTCTACGAGCAGTTTGGAAACGACGCAGACCTCATTTCCGCATGGGTGCGTGATGTGGTGCAGGTTGGGAAGAACTCCGCAGAGGCCACTTTGTCGAATCTGACAGCACAGCTTGAGTCTACTGCGAAGATGAGCTGGCAAGGCAAGGGAGAGGGTTTGCAGCAATTCTTGCAGAAAGTCGAACCGTTCCCTGCAGAAAACAGAAAGAAGGCTGGCGACAAAGCATGGACCGACCCATCGTGTAACCTGATTTCTCAAATGCGGAAGATTGAGGATGCTTATCGTGATGAGCGTGGTGGCACTGACACCCCACTTGTTTGGAAGATGACCCGCAAGATGTACCGCGACACCTTCTTGCAGAATGCAGAGGTTAAGGAGTGGTACAAGAGGTGGTGTGTAGCCCACTTCAAGGCCTATACCGAAGAGATGCAAGTCTTGGACGAGGACTTCAAGAACTCGCTCTCTGACATGACCGGTCTTTCTCCTTTTGAGATTGTCGTTGAACGTGAGCGCAATAAGACCGTGAACGCCGATACGTTCGTTCAAGGATGGGATGACAAATATGTCGTCCTTTGCCCCGCTGGTGATACGGTAGAATTTAAGTGGACACCGATTTACGACCAGACTTTGCAGCAGAAGTACGGTGCTAAGAACATCGATGTATCATGGGCTACGATTGCAGACGGACTTGTCACCGTAGGAAACTACGCAATGGACAACGGTCAGTTCCGTGAGTGGCAGACCAAGGTGATGATGTCTGCGTGCCCAGTGCTTCTTGACTTTATGAATCATGTGATTATCGACACCTCGACGGCTGGCGACTAATTCAGTGAATCGATAACAGACACCCGCACCCGACCAATGGCAAAAAGCAAGTTTGATATATTGGACTATTTGAGCGGAATAACAAACTTCGTGTTTGATAAATCCGTTCTGAATCGTGTGGCTCTCGAATGTGGCGTTAGCGAAGTTGAGAGTTTCTCCGAAATCACGGAAGAACAAAAGGACAGATGCAAAATAGCCCTTCTTGAGACTATCGTATTTGGCCCATATCAAACCGCCTCATCAACAAATCAACATGGGGCATATACACTGACCATTGGGGCGCAAACTATTACCTCCGCAGCATTGGAGAGCATCAAGGCTGAGCTTCGCAGGCTTTACAAGAAATACAGTGACGAAGACAAACTCGATGCGCTCGATGCTACGGATGGTGAAGTTAGGTGGATAGAAGAAAGGTACTGATGATATGTACACGGACCGCAACACACTGGCAGAGTACGCTTTTCATGGTGCATTCTACAAAAAGGATGTCGTCCCGTCCGAAGATGGTGACTTGATTAATGGCGGGGAGGAGTCAGAAGTTCTTATCCTGGATACTGAGTGCGATATTCAGGAAACCAACAAGCTGTTCACCTCTGGCGTTGTGACGCAGGGCTATACCATCTATTTCCCCACCCCATCCGATGATGACGGTGTGGAGCTGATTCCAGAAGCATTGAAGCCTGGGGTAAGATTCCGAGGTGAGATGTATGGAATGCCTGTCGAGGGGATGGTGATAGGTGTCTATCCTACCCAGATGCACGGTTGCGTGGCATATATAAAAGGCACGGATGTCTAATCTCACATAACACAGAAAATGGCAATAAGAATACAACGGCGGTTGTCAAGAATTGAGAATTTCTTCTCGATGCTTCTTACAAAAAAGGGGCTTTCTGATAACATTTTCATTGGCGAGCTACCCCCAACGACGAGTAAGGATTGGGATGACTTCGTGAATGTTGATGTTGGTCAGCAAACGGACATGAACGGGTATTCTTACGGCTATGCCAACATCTATCTCTATGCGAGGCCGAAGGGAAGCCCACCAAAGAAGGACGTGAAGAGCCTCGACAAAATGGAAGGTGTCCTTGATAAGCTCGTAGCAGAATCGAAGAGTGAGGATTATATCATTAATGAGATGTACCGCGACAGTGGGTATGACTCCAACCGCCAGTTCCATTTTCAGATGGTTGGGGTGTCTGTTGTCACTAAATAATTCAATTATAATAACTTTCTTAAATAATAATCATCATGGCAGCAACAAATACAGGAGCGAATGCAGTAAAATTCGTCAAACCAGACGCAATCGTCATTTCGTTGTTTAACGGGAAAGAGACAGATGATACACCTTTGGGTGAGGTTTATGTCCTTGACGATGTCATCCGTGATACCACACAGATAACGCAGGATGACAACGATACCACCGATATTGAGCGTGAAACCTCAGATGTCCCAATCCTTTCTATCGTTACAAGCGGTAAGTACCAGCTGGCGGCAGACATTGCAGACACCCAGAAAGACCTTCTTGTCGCAGTGTGTGACTTTACTTACGATGAGACGACAAAAAAGGTTTATGCTCCGTCTTCGTACAAGACAAAATATGCGAAAGTGGACATTGTATTCGGTGGAAAGGCAGCTGTGCTTCCGAAGGTTCAACTGAACTCGAAGGTGACGTTTGAGTCTCTCAATACCAGCATCGGAAAAATCAGTCTTGCGGGTACTGCACAGCTTGCATCAGTGGAGATTGGCGCAACGGATGCGAAGAAAACCATCAAAGTCCCGTTCTACATAGACGAGAACTACACGATGCCCGTTTAACAGCACTTTTTTCCTTCAATACTCTATATATTCCAGGGGCGGTCGGTAATGTTGCCGTCCGCCCCTCCCATTTTAGTCATGTCGTTATATCAAAAAATCATATCTTACATATTGACGGAACTTGAAAAAGACGCAAGGAATGTGTTACAGGAGTGCATAGACGAGATTACCTATGAGCACCGCACGAAGAACCTTTACGACTCTTACGGATATGGCATATATTTGGATGGCAAACTTATGAAAATCGGCTATCTGTCCCCAACACCTCTTGCGGCCAAGGCGAAGAAATGGTATGGAGAGACGATAAAGGGAAGGGAACAGATAAACAAATTTCTATCAAGCGATTATTCCGCAAAAGGCGTTATAGATTTGGCCGTCGTAGCCACGATGCCATACGCAAAGGTACTGGAGGATGGAGGCGGCAATTTGAAGCATTCATACCGTGTTATTTCGATGTCATTTCAGAAGCTCAAAATGTTGGCATCAAAGTACAATGGAACAGTAAGAACTATCAGAAAGTAGAGAAAGACCCATGACAGTACACAGGAGAAAGAAAGTACCCATAGACTCTGAGACAAAACGCATGGGGGAGAAATCCCATGTAACTCCAGGCTCCCCGTTGTCAGATGAGGCAATGGCAAGGCTTGTGCAGATAATGAACGATTCCCCCACGGTAGTAAAGCTGCAGGGGACGGAGTGGGAGATACGCGCGCTAAAGCCTGGCACCCAATGGATGATTGCCGAGGAGGCTTGCAAAATGGTGAAGAAGGAGAAGCTCTCTATGGGCGATGTTATCAAGGAGTTTGCGCATAATCTGCCTTCCGTGGCGCGGGTTATCACATTGGCGCTCTTGAACGACAAGGAACGCATAAAATCAGAAGAGTACCAAAAGGTTTATGACCAACTTCTTTGGGGAGACTATGAAATCAAAGACTGGGCCGCCTTGCTCGTGGAGATATTAAATCTTCTTGACGTGGATTTTTTCTTTGCGAGTACCAATGTGATTCAGACCGTCCGCAGTCAGACATTGATGAGGAAGAAACAAGCAGCCGAATCGTGCCTTCAAGGACAGAATACGGTCAGATGATAGACTTTTTGAGGGCAAACACTTGGTGCTCGCAAGAGGAATACAAATGGGGGATGAGCATTCCGCAAGTGCGCATTGCGTCGATGGACTTCACACATATAGAGTATCTTTCGGACAAAGCAAAAAATGGCAGCGCAGGGGGTGCCATTACAATAGAAGGAGAGGGTGATTTGTCGAGATTTGACAGTCTTGGCATACCAATTATTAACAACGACTCAAAATAACAATTTCAATGAGCAATTCAGCATTAGGCAGCGCATTGACGATACCGAAAGGCGCGCTTGACAGGATAAAGGAGGCAGACGACCGTCTTGCCAAGTTACAAAGCACGGCATCCAATGCTGCAAATTCCGTAAAGGCATCATTTGATGCAATGAACGGCAGTACGAAGGGGTTTATAGCGTCGCTTGACCAGATTATAGCCAAGCTCGGCACAATAAACGCCTCTGCGTCGAATGCTGGAAGTGGACTTGGAAATCTTGGGCAGGGGCTTGGCTCTGTGAGCAGCGGCACATCAAGAGCCGTGCAAGATTTGAACAATCTGATAAACCAGATGTCCAAGATAGGGGGGAATGGGGCAAGTTCCGTAATGGAGGCCGTGTTGGCCTTTAGACGGCTCCAAGAGGCCGCAAAGGGTGTCAGCGGCCAGAATATCGCAGAGCTGAAAGCGGAAATCAAGGATATTGATGCTACTTTGAATAACGTAGACTCTAAACTCACAAAGACAGACCAAGAAGCACTCCTAAAAAGAAAGAAATCTTTACAGGACGAACTTAAAATGCAGCAGCAGGTCGATGAGGAAAGAGTGGTTTCCTTCCAGAAGGCACTCGACAGAATGGCGAGCGCACAGCAGAGCTACGAAAAGAAGCAACAACGGAGCTATGCTGAAAGAAGCAAGTCGTACCAGACTTCTAATTATCAGAAAAACACCACATATCAAGGTGCTTTGGATTTTTCTTCTACTGCAAACACCCTCAACAGACAGGCAAAGGCCATAGAATATCTGAAAGCGGCCCGCATGAGCTTGTCTAAAGCCGATTCTGACTACAAACAAAAGCTCGAGGCGTTAAACGCCGCCATCAAGCAACACTCAAAGAATCTAAGGGATGCGGGGGTTAGTGCTCGCTCCCTCGGCGAGCAGACTTCGTATATGGAGGGCTATCTGTCTCGTTGGGCGCAACGAATGATGTTTGCTTTTTCCGTTGATACAATAAAGGGGTTTGTCGGGCAGATGGCGGAAGTTAGAGGTCAGTTCGAGCTGTCCCAACGCTCTTTGGAAGCCATTATAAAGAACAAGTCCAAGGCTGATGAGATTTTCAACAAGACGGTGCAGTTGGCGGTAAAATCTCCTTTCCAAGTCAAGGAACTGATAGATTATACCAGACAACTCTCCGCATACCGCATTGAGAGCGACAAACTTTACGATACGACAAAGCGGCTCGCAGATGTTTCTGCCGGTCTCGGTGTTGACATGGGCAGACTTATCCTTGCCTATGGGCAGGTCAAGGCTGCGGCTTACCTTCGCGGCTCTGAAGTCCGTCAGTTCACAGAGGCGGGTATCAATGTGTATGGTGAGTTGCAACAGTACTTCAAGGAGGTAAAGGGAGAGGCATATACAACTGCGCAGATTGTGGATATGATTTCGCAAAGGAAAGTCTCCTTTGAGGACATAGAGGCCGTCTTTAAGCGCATGACAGACAGAGGTGGCACATTCTACAACATGCAGGAGATACAAGCCGACACGCTTAAAGGCAAGATTTCCAACTTGAAGGATGCCTATGACATAATGCTCAACGAGATTGGCATGTCAAGCGAGGGATTCCTCAAAGGAGCGATTTCTGGAGTTACGGCTTTGATGAATAACTGGGAAGCTGTGGCGAATGTCGGGAAGACGCTTGCTGGTGTTCTGGTTCTGCTCTATTTACAATCTTTGAAGACGGGCGTTGCCATGTCACAAGTTTTCACTACGAGCATGGTAACGGGTGCAAGGGGGAATTTGAAGCTGTTGGCAATGTTCCTTAGCGGCCTTCGCAATGCTGGGCAAGCAGCATTGATGTTCGGCAGAAATCTTTTGTCAGCGATTACGTCTAATGCGTGGCTGATAGGGATAGCCGTTGCCATTCAGGCGTTTATGAGTTTTCGGCAGAAGGTTGAGGAGTTTAACGAGGCAATAGCGAAGTCCAACAAAGAGTATGCGGAAAACTATCGCGAGATGGTTTCCATCCAGCAGGAGTATGACTCTGCGAGCGGCACAAATAGCATTGATGCCAAGCGGGATGCGTTGCAACGGCTCTTAGACCTAATGAAAAAGTCCGACTTTGTCATTGACATAAAAATCGATGGTCTATCTGAAAGAGAGCTGTCGGCGCAGTTTAATGGGGCAATTGCGCAGTACAAAAATTTCCTTGAAACAAGACGCGCTTTAGAGTATTCTTTTGCCAAGGACGACAGTGTTAAGGATGACATAGATGAGTATGTCGAGCAATACAATGAAGTTATCAGCAGAACCACCGACTTAGGTGAAACGCTCGACCTCGTGTCCACAAAATATGCCCAACTATCTGACAAGGCCAAGGAATACTATAGTCTTGCATCAAAGCCAAGGCGCGATGATGAAAGCGAGCTGCAATACCTACAAAGATTGCAAAATGCGCTTGTAAATCTATCCAAAGAGCTTCAGAAAAGTGGAAGCCTTGGCAACTATGGTGGTGTCGGAATTGATATTTTTAGCAACCTACAAGGCCAGTTAAGCTATACATCCCGTCAACTTGATGAATTGAAGCGCAAGAAAGATGACTTGTTGCGCTTTGACAACGAAAGCAAAACTTATCAAGGGGCACTTGCACCACAGCTAAGGCAACTGATGTATAGTTATAGGCAGGCCGTAAAGAGAGGTATTGCGAGTGGCATGACGGATGCACAAGCGAAACAACAGGCAAGAGTGACGATAAAAACGGCCATAGACAAAACATTTGCAGCCAAAGAGATAGACGACCTTGGACGGGATTTACTGTACGCTCCATTTGGAATCAATGTAAAGGTCAATGAGGCCAGCATACAGAACGAGGTGAACTGGATAGATAATTATCTTGAAAGATACTTTGACAGCAAGAAGTTCAACATCAACGTCGGAGTGAGCTTTAAGGGCTACGGCGCAATGGAGAAAACTATCGAACATGCCGAAAAACTCGCAAAAGCAGCAAGAACAGCAAGCAAATTTCTGAGCTTATTTCAAAAAAGGAAAAGCACTGATTTGGTGGATGTAACCGGTGATATTAGGGAACTTTTTAATGGGAAAATTTCTCTTGTCCAAAAAAAAATTACTATCGGCCAGATTAGAAAGAGGGCGAAAGAAATAATGGATGGCTATACTGCCGCTGCTAAAGAATTTAATATTGATCCGTTTGAAAGCGAGCGCAAAAAAGCCTCAACACCAAAACGTAAGAGGACGACTACGCCAAGGCAACGAGAGATTGCGAAGCAGGAGCGAGACATTATAAACGAGCGCATCAACTTGTTGAAGGACATGAATGATATGTACAACAAGTTGTTGGGCACAGAGAGCAAAGAGGCGGCTTTGGTCAAGACCCGTCGTTATTACAAGGAGGCGGCTCAAAATGTGGGTTGGAAGGTCAGTGACATTATGCCTGATGATGCGTCCGTATCAAAGGCTATCCGTGAACAGGCAGCGAAATACAAGAAGAGCCTGTCCAAGAGGGGCAATGCGCTGCGGATTGCCGCGGATGTTGAATTTAACATTGAAGAAAAGGAGAAAGAGAAGCTGAGAAACGATATAACACGTAATATTGATGCTGCTTTCTCAAGCCTTGATTTGTACAAGAATCTAAGAGCGAGCGGTCTTAGTGAAACGCAGATAAAGCAATCGTTCGGAGACCTTGCAACCTCTTTTGAGGAAGTGAGCGAAAAGATAAACGAGGAGTTCGGAAGATATATCGATGAAGGCTTCAAAAACACTTATGGCAAAGACACGGAAAAATGGAGCAAAGATGTGCTAAATAAGTACAACGAGGCCATGCGTGACGTAAGCGCGTTTTTCCTGAATCCAGAAAACGGGATGGATGAGTATAGGGATGAGTACCTTGAACAAAGTAAGAAACTCGACGAGCAGATTAAGCAGGATAGGGTAAATACATTCACAGAGCTTACAAAAGCCTATAAGACAGCCCTTAGCGACCAGCTTCAACTTGATATTTGGTATTTCAGCGAGAAGAAAAAAATTTACGAGAACGTTCAAGACCCTCGCCTTCAAAATGAGTATCTTGGCAACCTCGAAAAGCAATACAAGGAAAAGACCGATGAGAACAAGTGGAAGGAGTTTCAGAACAGCGATATGTATATCGCCATTTTTGAAGACCTTGACCACACATCCACTCGTGTGCTGGAGGCTATGAAGACCAAGCTGGAGAGCCTGCGCTCTTCACTGAAAAACCTTACACCAGAGCAACTAAAGCAAATCGCCTCCAGCATGGAGAAGATAGAAAGCTCATTAGTGGAAAGAAACCCGTATAAGGGTCTTGCCAAGACGTTCAAGGATTACATTGCCTTTGTAAAAAAAAGGAAGCAGTTAGAGCAGGACTACCTCAACAGCCTTTCCAAAGAAGACCAGCTCGATGCGCAGGCAGACAGTGCGAACAGGGATGTCTATTTGGCGAATGAAGCCTACGAGGCCGCAAAGAAAAAATACGGTGAGACTTCAAAAGAAGCAGTTCAGGCAAAGTTACTTCTAATCTTAAAGGAGGCGGAATTGGATGTCCTTCTAAGGCAACTCGTGGCACAAAAGAAGATAACCGCAGAGGAAGCAGACCAATTAAGAAAAGGCCTAAAATTAGAAAGTAAACTGGAAAAGCAGCTGCATGAAATTGGAAGCGAGTTGTCAGCTGGAGCCGATGCCATCACTGGGTTGTTCGACGCATTGAACGACTGGGGTGTCAATATAGAGATGTCTGACGAGATGACCGAGTTTGCTGGCGGTCTAAGCAAGATTGCTTCTTCTCTTCAAAGCATAGACTTAACAAAACCGATGACTACTGTGAGTGGTGTTATCGGTGTTATCGGTGGGCTTGGTAAAGCTCTCGGTGGCATCTTTGGCTGGGGCACAAAGGACAAGAAATTGCAGAAACAGATAGAGGAACATCAACAGCATGTGGAGGCGTTGCAGGAAGCATACAACAATCTCAAGGATGCTATTGATAACTGCTATGACATAACAGAAATGGCGCAATACAATGAAGAGATGATTAAAAACATCCAGTTGCAGAATGCCAGTCTAAAATCCATGATTAAGGCAGAAGAGGCCAAAAAGAAAACTGAC